GATCCGCCGATATCGTCGCGGGAAAATCTTGCGCAAGCGACGTCCTGCCGGCACCCGGGCGGAACGCCGACTGGATGCCGGACTGATAATCGCGCGCCGGATCATAATAGCGGACAGACAATTGTCGGGGTGCAGCGGCAATTGCAGCGGTGCGCTTTGCGGGCGGCGCAATTTCCTGTTTCCCGGCCGCTCGGACAAAATCACCGTCAATTGTCAGGACGGATTCAGCGCCTGTAGTGTTGCGCGCCGAAGCTCCCATTTTATCGAGGGCGCTCGGGTCAGAGGAGAATGACAGCGGGATGGAATCGGTGAGAGCCCCCAAAGCCACCTGCCGATCTTCACCACCAGCTGCGAAACCTGTGAGCATATCGGACGATGCCATGGTGATCCGCTGACCCGAAATATCCGCAATGATTTCAGCAATCGCCACCGAGCCGTCGTCGGCAATCATTTCGAAAGTCAGCGACGGGATACGGTTACCATATTGGGTCAGGTCCATGTCTTCGAATACCGCCAGCGCCAGGCCCCGATAGGCGGGCGTCCCGCCATTGCCTTCCGCACTGGCCATCAGGCCATCGACCGGCTGGTCCTCGCCACCGGGATGAAAGGCAAATTGCGTTTCGGTTTTGAAATCTCCGGCGACACCCCGGAAGATTTTCCCGTCCGCCCATATCCGGCCTATGCTTCTGATCCGGCGACTGGACAAAGCAACGGCGAAGCAGGCAGAATAGCTGTAGATTGTCGTACTCGGACGTCCCTTGCCGCCGCCTTCGCGGCTGCGGGTCTCCTTTAAATCGGTCGCCCAGATCACCGTCCCGGCCACCCGCATCTTGCCAAATATCCGGGGGATCTGAGATCCATAGCTCGATGTCTGGACGGCCAGTTCCTGCAGCCGCGGTCCTTCCCGTCCCTTCGGCTTGAACAGGATATTCTGGTCGATTTGCTGGCCAATCATGGCCCCTATAGCACTGCCAAGGGGCCCGCCGATTGCGGTGCCCACGGCGCTCAATACCAATGTCGCCATTCAATCCTCCGCCAGTCTGAAAATCGAGACAATCGGCCATGGCGCTTCACCGGGACAGAATACGACCTTACCCAGTCCGGCGTGGGCGTGAACAAAGCCATCCTGAGCCCGGATCAGAAAATGCCACTGGACCGGACTGGGCCGGACAAGAACGATATCGCCTTCGCGCAGCCCGGATTCCGGCGGGAAGCGTGTAAATCCGGTCTCTGCCATAAATTCGCTGATCGACTGCTCGGATCCGCCGCGGATAGAATAGCCGTTGGGGGCGTCGCACTCGAAATCGCCAGCCAAGAGGCATTGCTGGGCAAGGCCGATACAATCGAGCCCGGTTTCTTCGTCCCGACCATGCAGGCAAAAGCGCGCACCACAGAGGGACATAGCTTTGTCCGCCATTTTACGTGATCCTTCTCCGGGGGATATCATGCGCCGGGATATCTGGTGAGCAGATCATTGCCCGGCAAATAGGGTTCGCCGCGGTAATTGATGCTATTGCCGAAGCGATCCCGGCAGCTTGCGAAATTCTTGTTGCAGCCCTCGGTGAGCAGGACCCTTGTGCCGGGAACAAAGGTCTGGACCGGCAGGTCTGCGAGCCTGACAACACCCGCTTCTCCGTCGATAATCGCATAGCTCAGCCCACAATTCGGACCATCGAGAAAGCGCAGCGAACCGAATGCAAAACGGTCTGCCGTGCCATCCAGCGTATCAACCCCGATTTCGTCATCGCTAATCGTCATGATCCGGCCTTCCCGCTGATGACGGTGCAGGCTGAGCTTGCATTGACGGTCACAAAATTCGGCCCGGCAAGTGGGCGATGTCAGCGGCGCAACTGGTTCATCGAGAAAGGATGTGGCGCCCAGCATCTCGACGGTAAAACTGTCACCTGTTCGCACAATCTCGCCAAATTCGCCGCAAATCAGCGGCAAAGGTTCGGCATCCGGCTGATCCCAGTCGACCAGTGAAATATACAGCAGCGCGCCATCCCAACGCCCGGCATCGAGATCAGTTTCGGCAATGGCTGCGCTCGTCATCACCCCTGCAATTTCGACATTGTCGATTTCCAGACTGTCAGACAGCGCGATTGATGAAGGCACCATGCCCGGTGCCGCGCGATAGCGAAACGCATCGACGACAAGATCGCGGTCATGCGAGGTAAAGCCGAGGGCGACGCCGTCCATACGCACCAGCCGCCAGAGATAGGCGCTGGTCGTGACCTCCCGGTCCAGCCAGTCGAGACTCATGACGGCTCCCGGACTTCAACGAGCAGCACCTCGGGAATATCGCCGGCCAGGAACGTCGCATGGCTCACTGTCAGCTGGTCGCTTTCGAACCGAACCGGCACATCGAACATAAAGCCGGCGGTGATATAACTATCTTCGGCGGGCGGGCTGTCAAAATGGACCATTCCCGCCTGCCCCAGTGACCAGCCTCCAGCAATCTGGCCGTTGACGGCTATCTGCAGCGTTTCCGGGTCGGGCCGTGTGATCCTTCTTTGCTGCGGCTCATCGGCTGGATCACCGTAATTTTTCACCAGCTGGAACTCGGTTTTCTGGCCATCGCCCCTACTTAGAAGCTGATCAGTCGGCGTTGGCTCACCGACCATGTCTCGCGAACTATGGTCATAGGGATCACGGAAGCGAAAAGCCTTGGCAGCACCCCGGCGCGCCCGGAAGAAAGCGATCAATATCCGCAATTCTTCCTCGCTCCGGACGCCCGGCCCGACATCGAATTCGAGCCGCGCGTCGGCCCAGTCGCTGTTGCGTTTCTCGTGACCGGAGATAGTCGTCACGATATTGGTCGAAAACCCCGGCGACACGCTGGCCCCCTGGCCAATAGCTATCGGAAAGCGCACGTCAGCAAAGGCGTTCACATCATCATCCTCTTCCTGAAAATAGATAAAACCGTCGCGCGCCACCTGCGGCAGCGCCCAGACGAAAATCCCCGTCGTACCCCGCGTCCGTGCATCATCGATGGCCTCGGCCATGTTGCTCCAGATAAACCGGTCCGCGGATTGCAGCACGAAACCCGTGAAATATTGCTGTTGTTCAACCGGATAGCCCAGCCTCTGCGTCGCCAATTCGATGCCGGCCTTCGTGGCCGACCGATTACCGGCAATCACCCAGTCATAATCCTCCAGCTGTAATATATCGAAAGCGGGCAAGGCCCAGCCGACCGGCATATTTGCCCGCTTCGCTTCGGGAGCGTCCCTATCCAGAATCGTCGGCAAATAGGCGAGCAAGAGAGTTTCTACCGGCGTCGCACCCGCTTCCTGCTTCACCGCATCAAGCAAAGCTGCCGTCGACTGCGCCAATATCTCTCCGGCCTGATCGGGCATCGCTTCCTGTTGCGGAGTTTGCGGCCCGTCTATCGATGCAATGCTGACCGAAAACGGTCCGAAAGCTGCGTTAGCGGCGTCGTCATAGAGACAAATACGCTTGTCCGGCATGATCCACCACCAGGGTTCTCCCACCTGGAAACGGATCGCCGCGCCCGCTTCGCGGACGATTGCGGTGAAAGCCCGCGCCACGGCCTGCAGATAATTCATCGCGTCACCATTGGCGGGCGAGAGCAGTGTCGAGGGCGGCTCCCAGCCGGTCAGCGCCGGATCCCCATTCTCCGCCCGCTGTTTCCAGTCGCTCCAGCAATGCGCGTCGAACAATTCATAGGAAAGCGATAGGATCACCGAGTAACCCATAGCTTCTGCACGGGATATCAGGTCGCGGTGCCACGCGGCCGCCGGCTGGTTGATCGCGGCAAATTCTTCACCCGCCTGCGGCGCGGACAGACTCGCATAGAGCCCCTCGCCGACCGTCTCCAGCCGGAAATAATGGCTCATGCCCAGATAGTGATTGATCGCCCCGCGATAGCCCAGGGCTCGCGTCATCCGCAGCAAGCGCTCCGGCGTCTGGTTGAAACTGTCGTCGTAGGCGGTGGCCATCGACAGACCGTTTTCCGGCACCATGATGTCGCCGACTTCAAGCACCGCTCCCTGACCATCGGTCCGGATCGCGCTCATTTCGACCCAGCCGATCTTCGGCGTGGCGTAGCGCATACCCAGTTGGTCATATTCCGGCGGAATGATCGAAATGAACAGCCGGTCAATATCTTCGGGAAAGACCGGGTCGGCCTCACCGGGCAACAGAAAGCCGCCATCCACGGCAGAAAATTCGATCGAAATCTGCGCATCCGTCGGCGTCCCGCTGGCATAGTTCCACAACCGCACATACCAGGATTTCGGATCGCCCGCCGCATCCCGCCCTTCGATGGTCAGCGTCGGTCCGTTGATCGCATCAAGCGACATGATCCCGGAAGATCGCCAGTGGAATTCCCACTTGAGCCACGAATAGTCACGCTCCGTTTCATAAGCGAGCAGCGGATGGTCGAGCGTGTCTTCGCTTTCCCAGATCAGCCCGGCCAGATCATCGCTATTGTAGAAGACCGCATCCACACGCAGCGCATCCGCCGCCACTGTCACCACCGACGCCATCATCGGGCGCGGAAAATTGATCGTCCAGAAACGGGGATCGAAGCGCTGGATGAAGCTGCTGCGCTGCCCCGTTCTTTTCTCTGCCAGCCAGAAGCCCATGATCAGCCCGCCTTCGCGCTCAGCGCATTGCGCACCGCCCGCGCCACCTGCCGGCTCGACCGGCGCATCTGGTCCGGTGCGCTGCCCTGGCCATTGTCGGATATATTGATGGTCAGACGGACATTGGGCGCCGCGCCGACCGCTACCGGTGGCTCAATCCGCCCTGCTGCGGTCGGGACGAACAGTTCGGGTCCGCGTTCACCGACCATATAGGCGCGACCGCCGCTCACCGGACCGCCGGTCGCCCGTCCGGGCGCGCCCAGAAATGCACTGAGCAAGGATGTTCCGATATTGGCCAAGCCACCACCGGAGCCGCCCGAACCGCCGCCAAACAGGCTTTGCAAGCCACTATTGATCGCGGCGCCGGCAATGTCGTTCATCACCGACAGCGCGACCCGGCGCAGATCTTTAAATTCCAGCGAACCCCGGCGAATGGCGCGGCTGAGCGTAGACTCCAGCACCGATCCTGCGCGTTCCAGGCCCGATGCGAAGGGACCGTCAAGTTGCCCCTTCATATCGGCCACGTCTTTGGCAAAACCGGCGGTATCGGCGCGCACGCTGACCACCAACCGTTCGATTTCTTCATCCATCGGGGAAGGCCTCTTTCAGTTTTTCGAGTTGTTTCGTGCCGAGCGGGGGCTGGCCAGAATGGCCGGGTATATTGTCTGCAAAGGTCGAGAATATTGTCGCCAGTTCAGCAGGCGTTGCCTGCCAGAACTGGTCCGGTGTCCAGCCGAGAACAGCGGAGACGGTGCCGGATAATTTTTCTATCGATGATAGGAAATAAGTGTGCCCCCGCGAAGGCGGGGGTCCATCTCGGAACAGATCGTCTGTCGAGCCAACGGGAGATGGGTCCCCGCCTGCGCGGGGACACGGTTCACGCACCGCCGCCCGACAAAATCTGCTTGAGCAATATCTTCAGCGCCGGTGTCACTCCGGCCAGTCCCAACGTCATCACCCCCTCGCCCAGTTGGTCGCGGGTCAGATGATCCGGACGATCAGCGACAACGTGCCAGAACAGGGTCACGATATCCGACAGCAAAAGCCGCCCGCCGGCTGCCCTTTCGACAAGATCGAACAGCGAACCCAGCTCTTCCTCGGCAGCGACCAGCGCCGCAAAACTGGGCCGCAGGATCAGACGCCTTCCATCGACGATGATTTCTGCCTCGCCGCGCAGGGCGTTGGCGGGCCGCTCAGACACTGGCAACCGCGCCCGAGCTTTCCAGGCTCAGCGTGTAGCTGCGTTCGCCATTATAATCGCCGCTATAATCCAGCCGGGCGACGAGAAAATCGCCCTGCATCCGCTCGCCGCCTTCGAAGCTGAGTTCATAGGCATCAATGATGCCGCCCAGCGCGTGATTCTTGATCCGCACCTCCGCATCCGACCCGGTAAACACGCCTGCTCCTGACACCGATACCGACCGCACGCCCGCGCCCGACAACAATTGCCGCCAGCCGCCGCTGTCCTTGCTGGTGATCGCCACCGGTTCGCCGTTGATCGACATCTGCGTGGTCCGCAGACCCGCGATGGTCGTGTAGCCGACCGGGCTCTCGCCATCGCCGATTTTCAGGAGAAAGGCGCTGCCTTTTTCTGCTGCCATATTCTGGTTCCTTTATGTGGTGGTTATTTGATCTCGCGTCAGTTCACTGCCCGAACGCCTTCAAGGATTGTGTCCCTGCGCAGGCAGGGGTCCATCTTCTGAAGGGGCGTCTGCGAGAAATCGATATGTTGTGCCCGCACCAAACGGCACGAGATGGGCCCCCGCCTTCGCGGGGGCACTTAAATCTTCAAAACCTTCGCCCGATACTCGATCAAGCCGCTCCACGGACTGACCGCACTGCGCAAGATCCGCGTCCGGCGAAAATCGAAGGTAACAATCTGCCAGCCATCGGGATCATCCAGTCCCGGCTCGAGCGCCTCCTCGACCAGCGCCATCACCCGGTGCAGACGCGCCGCCGTATCGCCGTCATCTTGGATGGTCAGCGCGAGGCTTAACTCCCGACCAACCCCGCCCTTGTGGCTCCAGTCGACCGACGCACCGGT